AGCGTCGGCATTCTCACCGGAGAGCAGAGCGAGCTTGCCGCCCGTGGTGGCGGCTCCGATGGTAGGCCTGCCACCCTGAAACTGTCGGGAGTCGAGCGATACCGTCATGGCATCAATGGACGGGTTGGCGCTGTCGAGGCTTTCGAGCGTCTGTCCGGGGATGGCCACCGGCGCCCAGAACGCCGCATCGGCATCCACGAAGAACAGCCGGTCGAGGGCATAATCATAGCCCAGAAGGCCGTCATAATTGGTCGAGGCCACCGTCTTGTAATAGGCCCAATAGAGGCGGGTCGAATACGGGTCGGCAAAGCCGAGAAAACGGTCGATGCGGGCCGTGTCGCAGTTGGCGAGGAATTCCTTGCTGATGCGGTGTTCGCCCAAGGGCGTGTTGGTGCCGTTGGCATCGAGCGAGTAGGGTCCGTTCTCGGCCAGATAATGAATTCTGCCGTTCGCCGCGATGGTGTTGTAGCCCGGCACCGCGCCCCGGATGCCCGAGATTTCCTCCAGCCGCCAGGCGATGTTCGGATCACCTTCGACATAGAGCAGGCGCCGCGCCTTGCCGTCGTCCTGCACGATCAGACCGAATGAGCCGAGCGCCGCCGGACCGGCGATATTGCCACCATCGGGCAGAATGAACTCATCGGAAAAGACCGAGCCGATGGTCCAGTTCGTCGGGTCGTTGAAGCCGGAGCAGACGAAGCGCCGGCGGTTGTTGGCATCGGCCAAGAAAACGAAATCTTGTATCACCCAGACATAGCGGGCCACCGGTGGCGAGCCGCCGAGATCCGCGAAGTTCGTTGCGCCCGAGTCCACGTCGAGCACTTGCGGGTTGTCGCTGCCGTTGACGAGGATCAGCTTGGAAGAGAACTGCGCCGCCTGCCACAGGTTGCCCGTGATGGTGGCATAGTTGCCGGCCAGACGGGTGTAATCGGTCCACGCGCCGGAAACGAGCTTGTAAATCTTGGTCGCCGTGGCGGCGAAGACGAGATACGAGCCCGACGACGTGCGGGCGAAGAACAGGCCCAGGCATCCGCTCGGCAAGGCATTGGAGCCGTATTCCGCCAGGGTCGGCATCGGCCCCCATCCGATGGTCGTGGGGTAGCAGTTCTTGGCAATCGTGAGCAGACCCGTATCGATGCCCGCCCTGTCTTTTTCCAGTGCGCCGAAAGGAAGCATCATGGGAGGTCACTCCCCCGACACGATGTCGAAACCGACGCCGCACGGCAGAAGCGCCATATCGACGGACAGTGTCTCCCTGCTCTCCTCGCGGGCGTTCTCCCAAAGGAGTTCTTCCACGCCTTCGGACAGCAGGCCGTTCCAACCTGTCACCTCGTCGGTGCTCTTGGTGTAGGCCCCGCCCCACACGATGGAGGCGGCCAGATAAAGGTCGGGATGATTGGTCAGGAGCCAGTTTGTGTCGCCGTCATCGGAGAGCGCGAAAGGCGCTCCATCCGTCTCACGTTCACGCACCGGGACGAGCTTGCGGTTCAGGCGCGACTCGGCCAGCGCAATCCAGTCGTCAGCCTTCCCATCCAGATCCTCACGGGCCATGAAATCCGTGATCGCGGCCTTTAGTTCGGACTTGTTGCTGAAAGCCATTGCCTGTCCCTGAAAAGAGAAAGGGAGGGCTTGCGGCCCTCCCCATGGTCGTTAGTTGTTGGCGAAACGCACTGCGAGTTCCGGCCGGATCGTCTTCCAGCCGTAGAGGACATCGAGGCGGCAAGGGAATTTATCGCCGTTGATGTCGTACTGGCGCACGATGCGGATCGAGATGCCGTCAAGCACCTTGCGGGCCGAGAAGTCCACGCCCGAGGGCATCACAAGGTCAGCGGTCGCGAAGGCAAACGCATCCTTGTGGTAGCCGAGCGAGATGCCGTGAGCGGCCGAAGCCGTGCCGGCGACAGTCACCGCCTTGGAAGCGCCGGCCCCCACAATGGTGACGTTCTGCTTGGCGCCGCTGGTCACCGGAACCGGATAAACGGGGACCGAAGTCGTGCTGTCAGCCGTTGCAACGAACTGCTGAAGCTGGCCGGTGCTCTGCTTGGTTTCCGGGTGGACGCGGAAGACGCCTGCAATGGTGAATACGTCACCCTTTGCAATCGTTCCCGTGCCGGTGGACAGCGTGATCGTGCCCGTGCCGGAGGTGATGCCGGTCGAGGTGTTACAGACATAGCCCGCAGCATCGCCGCGAGGGTGCGAGGGCAGGATGGTGTTCTCGTTGAAGTCGAAGCCTGCCGTGCGGCCGAGATAGCCTTCACGGAAGTTCTTCGCGAGACCTTCCTGCGGGTTGAACAGCCCCTTGGTGTCGGTAATCATGTCCACGTTGTCTTGAGTGTTCAGGCACACCGTGCGGTCACCGGACGGGGTCAGGGCATCCACGAGGATCTTGCGGCCCTGGAGGATCTTGCCGAAGCTGGCGGCCAAACCCTGGTTGTTCACCTGCTGGTAAACATCCTTGTACATGGAGAGCGCATCGGCTTCCATGGACGCGGCAAGCACCGACATGGCCGGCTGAATGTACCGCTCGGAGAACTTGTCGAGGGAGAGCGTCAGTTCAGCCGAGCTGAAGTTCATGTCCACGCCGGCCTGCTTGTTGATGGTCAGGCTGGTGCTGGTTTCGGTCACGTCCTGGGCGGCCAGAGTGGCGCCGGTGCGGACGGTGAACTGGTTCGGCTGGCGGATCTTCAGGGTATCGCCGATCTTCGCGCCCGACTGTGCGTAGGAGTCGTCGTAAGAGCGGTTGATGGAGCCGATGAAGTTGAGCTTCTGGTGAAGAACGACCAGGGCCTCGTTGGTCAGGGCCTGGGGAGTAATAAGGGTATTGGCCATTTAGGCTGTCACTTTCGATTGCGAAGTTGTTCTCTCCGCCGCCGTGCCCATTCCTCCGTGTCGAGATCGTCATGGAGGCCGGTTCGCGCGGGTGCATTGCCCTTCCTGACGGGAGCCAGGGGCTTGACGGGTTCCTGCGGAGCGGTCGGGGTCTTGGCGGCGGCTTGCTGCTTGGCGAGCAGCTGGTCGGCCAGCATTGCCTTGTGCGCCATCTTGACGAAGGGCGCGCCAAACTCGGAAACGAGTCTGTCAAGCTGCTTGAGTTCCAGCCCGAAGGTCAGGGCATGCGCCTCCACCTTCTTGGCGGTCTCGTTCGACCAGCCGGGGATCTTCTTCACCTCGTCGAAGGTTTGCTGAAGTCGGGTGGCGGATGCCCGCTCCTCGTCCAGTGCCTTTTGCCGCTCGGCGTCAGAGATCTTGGAATTGAGTTGTTCGCGCTGGTTCTGCCAGTGCTGGAATTCGGCGTACTTCGCCGGCCCTTCAATCGGGTCGTCACGAAGCAACTGAGGCCAGTTGACCCTGGCCTGCCGGGAGAGCCAGTCATCGAGGACGACCAGCTTTTTGCGGTCCTCATTCAGTTCCTGAACCGACTTGGCTTGCTGTTCGATCTCGGCTTGGCGAGCTTCCAGTGCCTTGCGGGTTTCAGCGACTTCCTGCGTCTTCCGCGTATAGTCCTGCTGCATCATCAGGAGCGGTTTCAGCTCCTTGTTGACGCGGTATTTCTTGCCATTGAGGTCTAGTTCTTCCTCATCGTCGGAACCATCCTCATCGGTTTGGGCGTCATCGCCTTCGTAGTCTTGCTCCAGGTCGCTGGAGGCGTCGTCGGTGGCAAGGGACGGCGCTCCGCCCCCTCCACTTGCCGGAACATCCGGTGTTTCGAGGTCAAGCGTTTCTGTGCCATCAGACATGATAGCTGACTCCTTGTTAGGGGTTGGTCAGGGTTGGAAAAGAAAAAGCCGCCCGAAGGCGGCCTGTGGATCACGCCACCAGAAGCAGCAGCGCGATTGCGACATCCTCATCATCGAAGGCGGGAACCTCAATGCGAGGAGCCGCGATGATGGGGGGCGCGGGCTGGGGAGCCACAAGCGCCCGACCCTCTTGCAGAGCGAGGGCCAAAAGGGTTTCGGCATCGTCAGGAAGGACACCGCTCAGAGCGAGCCATTCCCAATCAATGCTATCGGTTGGAGGCAGCGCCGTTGCGGCGGGTTGCGCCAGGCGGACCAGCTCGAGCAGCGCCGTCAGCGTTTCAGGCTTGAGGCGTTTCCGCTGCCTGCGAGCAGCCGCATAAGCCTTCCGCACCCGTGAAGCGCGTTCGGTCTGTTGCGCCCGATGCTCCTGCGGGCTCTGCCGTTCAGGCCACCAGCCCGCAATGCCGCCAACGATCTGTTGCGGCGGGTTGGGTACTGGAGACCCATTGCTGGATCCGACAACGACGGACGAGCCCGAGGCTGAACCCGTCGCTGAGACGATGATATTGGCCGAACCGACAACGCTTGCGGAGCCGGCAGCAGAGCCACTGGAGCCATTCGAGGCTGTTGAGCCTGAGACGGTGGCCGAACTAGACGCTGACCCCGCCGCAGAGACGATGGTGTTGCCCTGTCCGGTCGCGGATGCCTGACCCGATGCCGTACCGGCCGCAGAGACAACCGTGCGGCCTGTGCCTGAGACCGTGGCCTGCCCATTGGCAGAGCCCCCGGACGAGATCACTGCATTGGCGGAGCCCGAAACCGTCGCCGCACCGGAAGCGGACCCCGATGTTGGCGCGGGCGTTCCACCGCCACCGCCTGCCGCTGCCCCCAGCAATTCGAGGGCAAAGCCCACATTGCCTGTCGATGCGCCGCCAATGGAAGCGCTTGCCCCGGTGAACGAGGAGACACCCCCGTTGCTGTCGTGCAGGGCGGTCTCGTCGGTCGTATCCGTCGAGACGACGCGGTTCGTAAATCCCGTGGGCGGGTTTTCCGCCGTGACCGTCGTGCCGTCCGCACGCGTGACCGCACCCAGGACGATCCAGGAGCCGCCATTGGTGCCCGTGAGCGTCAGGGCAGACCAATTGATGGTCGTGCCGATGGTCGTTGTCTGGCCGCTCGCACCGAGGCCCGTGACGCCCGAATAGGCGGTCATCACAACTGAGGTGGCGGACCCGAAGGTTTCGCTGGGCGTCGAGCCGTCAGAGACGATATAGGCCAGCACCGCACCGGTACTATCGCCGGTCTTTGTCTGGATCGCCGTCCATCCTGTCGGGATGTTCGGCGGATTGTTCGATCCGTCGCGCAGCGCAACGGCGATGATGTAGTCACCGCTCGCCGCCGCCGGCCGCGTGATGGTGGTTGTTAGGCCGGAAGTGGAATTGCCGACAGCGATAGCCATTCAGGCCTCCTGTCGCTAGTCTTCGGTGATGGTCGTGCCCGTGTTCACGCGCGGGATGACGCCGGCCGCAAGAGCAATGGTCGGAGACAAGGGGCCTTTATAGAGCACCTTGCCCGTACCGGACGATGAAGCACCGACGGCAAAGTGGGTGATGGTGCCGCCCGTGCCCGTCGAGAAGGTCGGGAAGTCCACGTTCGCAGCCAACGTGACCTGATTGCCCGAGACCGTGAAGCCGGACGAGGAGCGGGCCACCGCCTGACGGGCATAACCCGCATAAGCGCCGGTCGTCACTTCGCTCGTGGTCTGGTCGCTCGCCTCTCCAGGATCCGCCGTGTGCAGCGAGACATAGAGAGAGCCGGCCGTCGTGGAGCCCCGGATGCCTGTCGCATCGCCAATCGTTGCTATGTTCGTGTTGTTGAACAGTAGCAACAACAGGTCGTTTTCAAACGTGTTGCTCTTGGACATGGATCAGGTCACCTATTGGACGAGGCTGGATTGCCGGCGGGCAAGAATTGTTTGGGCCATAGCCCGGTTTTCGGCCTGCCCCTGAGCGAGGTTGCTTAACGCCTGCGCCGTCATCATCTGGCTCTCGGCCAGGCTCTGAAGGGCCTGCGCCAAGGCAGGATCGGGCGGGGGAGGCATCGGAGCTGGCATCGGCAGGTGCATCAGCGAATGCTCCTGCTCGGGTTCGGCTGTCGGGGCAGAAGGCTCCTGATGAGGCTCGGCCTGCGGCATCATCGCATCGGCCTGAAGCCTCAAGCGGTCGGTCTGGGCCTCGAACTGGCTGATCTCCAACTCGCCCTGCTTGTTGGCGTTGGCGAGCTTGAGGCTCTGGTTCTCCTGCTGGAGCTTCTGCAACTCCTCCTGCAACTGCTGCATTTGCTGCTGAACCTGGGGCGGGATACCGTCCGCAGCCGGGTTGGCCGCCTTGATGCGTTCGGCAATCTCGTCAGATCCGGGCCAATCGAGGTTCTTCGCGATCAGGTCGCCGATGAGCGGAGCCACAGCCGGGAAGGACTGCACCAGCATCATCATCTGGTTGGCCGCTTCCTCGCGCCGCGTCGTGAAGCTCGGGCCTGTGGTGACGGTCAGGTCGTACTTGCCCGCCGCAAGATCGTAAATACGCTCCTGCATGGCCTGCTGACCTGTGGCCTGATCCACCACCGGCTTGCCGTCCTGATCCATGACAGGCTCTTGCACCGGCTGCTTGAGCGGCACGGTTTTCGGGGTGCCGTCCTCGCCCAGAACGCGGATCACGCGCTCGTGGTTGTAGACCTTCGGAATGAGGTCGATGAGAATGCGGCCGGTATGCCGAATGGCGCGGGCCATGTTGTCCTGGAAGTGGAACGTGGACACGTCCCCTTCCCGCTGACGGGCCAGGATCGCCTTGCCGCTGGTCTCGTTGGAGCGAGCCCCGAGAGACGCATCGTAAAGCCCCATGATGGACTTCATGTCGTCGGCTGCGTTCAGGGCCTCCTGCAAGGCTCCTGCGGCCGCGCCCGTATCCATCGGCTGACGCTGGGGCGGGATCTGGCCGTCATACTCCACATAGGGAATATTGGCCGTGTTGATGCCCTTCCACTTGGCCGCATCCGACTTGAACGCACCCTTGGGACCAATGAACGGGACGCGAGGAGCAAGGGCCACCAGCTCGGTAGCCGTCGTGCGCCAGTAGTTGAACATGCGCTGGGCGTCTTTGGCGTCACGGATGAGCGAGCGGAAATAACGCTTGCCCTCAACGTTCACCTCATCGCCATAAACCGGAATGATCGGGATATAGATCCCCGGCCACGTCTCTTCGGTCAGGATCTCAGCGCCGGTCAGAATGCGGCGCGTGACCTTCCACGACTTGGTTTCGCGCTCCCGCTTGACCGTGATGCCCTGCGCTTCCAAAGCCTGCCGGCAGGTCACGCCGGGGGCCAGATCCGGGTCGAGTTCTTCATCGAGCTTGTCGACATCGAGCACCTGACCGTCCGTCATCTGGACGATCTTGCGAGTGACTTCCTCGCGCTTCCACCACTTGGCGACCAGAACGTCGTCGTTGGTCAGCCATTGCTCGCGGTCGTCGATGCCTTCGCCATACTCCTCCCAATTCACCCGGTCCTTGTTCGGGTATTGGGCCTCAAAATCCTCCTTGGTCATCCAATCGACTTCGAAGGCCGTATTCCAATCCGAGGAGTCGGCTGCCGTCGAGTTGGGATCACCGAAGATCGAGAACGGGTTGGAGACGCGCTCGATCCTGATGTCGAGGTCAAAAGTGTCGTCGTGGGCGTAATCAAGATCGACCTTGATATAGCCCCAGCCCGAGGTCACAGCATGTTCGGTCGCCGTGTCATAGGCCACATCGGCATTGCTGGTCGTCTCGATATTGCGGATCAGGCCGTTGATGATGTCGGCCGTCTGCTTGTCTGCGCCGCTATCGACCGGGTGCACCTTGATCGAGGGCTTGTTCTGCCGTGCGTCGTTGACCACCTGGCGGATAAAGGCCGGCATCTTGTTGATGGTGAGCATGGGGCGGGTTCTGCCCCGGTCATTGATGACCTGCTCGGGCCATTGCTTGGCGAGACGGGCGAATTCCACGTCTTCCAAGGCCTCGCGCCTGTTGTCCTTTTCCGCCTCGACCGCGCAGTCATAAGCCTCGCGGGCTTCAGCCAGAATATCGTCTTTCTCAGCCATTAGCCCATCCATGCCCCTTCATAGGAGGGGGCCTCAAACGTTTCTCTTGGCCCATCGGGCATTTCGTAGACCACGCACATCAGGCCGAAGGCGTCCGATGCGTGGGAGGACCAGTCATGTTCCGGTCCCAAGTCGATGTTGCGGGTCTCGTCCTTCTTGGCGTGGTAAGCGCCCAACGCCTCAAGCCCGCCCTCTGTCGTGGCCTCGTTCATCCAGATCGACGGGAATAGACGCCGCGCTGCCTCAATGCGGTTCATGGCAGCGCCTTTGCCTTGGTTCGGGACGACGATCACCTCAAACCCGGCATCTCTCAGGGCGCTCTCATACGAGACATCAAAAACCTTATCGTTCGACGCACCGTCATGAGGCAGAATGCACAGAGCATCGCCATACCCGCTCTTACGCAGCCACTGAATGTGAGTGGCCAACGGCTGCCCTTGGGCCTCGTAGTAATTTAGGACGCGGATCTCGCGTCCCACGAACTGACAAATCCAGATCGAGCAGGCGTCCGCCTTCGCCCCCGTGCCGCCAATGTCCCAGACAGCCCGAATGGTCATCAATGGGTCGGCCGACACGCGCCCTAGACGCCCCTCAGCCCGCATCTTAGCGATCTGCTGTGCGTAGTAGGCACCTTCAGTCACTTTAGCGTACCCGCCTTCCCAGATGTGTTCGTATTGGTCCGGGTTGTCTCTCAGGCAGTCCCGGCGCTCCTGCTCGAGGACGCTCGGGAACCAAGGATTATGCTTCCAGTTCGCTTGCACCACGACGGAGCCAGTTGGCGGGGCAACACCCCGCAAGAGCTGGTCAATCGGATCGGTCTTGCGCCTTGGGTTCCAGCCGCACCAGATCTGCGAGCCCTCGGCGCGAATTGTCGGGCGGAGCAGACTCAAGGATCGGGCGGACATTGTTTGCGCCTCTTCGATCCAAGCCCGCTTAAAACCCTCCAGCGACTTGATGGACTCGGCCGTGTGGTCCTGCATGCCCTGGAAGATGATCGCGCCATCTCCCGGCGTCTGGATCACCTCACGAAAGACCTTGAAGCCGTCAGCCTCGCCTAAACGGAACTCAGCCAGTTTTGCCTCAATCAATCGCTTGGCGGACTCCTTGAGCGTCTTCTGAACCTCACGGATACAAACCGAGAGAAGCCCAGGTTCTGCCAGGCTGTCCTCAACCAGAAGCCCCGCGAAGAAATGCGACTTGCCAGAGCCACGGCCTCCATGAGCGCCCTTATAGCGGGATGGAGCCAGAAGCGGCTCAAACACCTCCGCTGTCGGGATCTGAAGGACGGACAATGCGGCGCTCTACGGTATGGACTTGACGGATTGGGTTCTCGGGGTCGCCGGCCACCTGAAGCGGCAACAGTTTGGGATAGATCGAGACCCAGAAGGCTTTCTCGTTGTCAGGGTTTTCCTGCGCCCATGCCGTAAGACGATCCACGCCGCCTAAGCGCTCGGCGGCAAGAGCAATCGCCTCCTTGGCAACAACCGTTGTCTTGTTCCGTGAGCCCTTCTTGCGGCCTCCGGTCTTCTGACCCTTAGCCATCTATTTCACTCTATTTTAGACTGCCTTGCGGCTTGGTCTTGGGGGTTAGGTATTCTCGTCGCCTGGATCGCGGTTACTGAAGAACCGGGTCAGCGGGCCGGCCGTGATCGTCGGAACGTAACGGCCGGCGTCCTCGTCCCACTCGCTGTCCAGTTCAGGGGTCGAGCCGATCAACAGAGGCTTCTCGGCTTCGGCCTTGGCCCTGACCTGCTGGTCTATCGCTTCATAGACCTTGCGGGCCGCGTATCGCTTGGGGTCCTTCTTGCGCTCGTGAGCTTCCTTGAAGGAGATGACATTGCTCATCGGGGCTTGATCTCTATCGTGACGAGCTGGCCTGTGAGGGGGTCGAGGATGGTCAGACTGGCCGCAAGCTGACGAATGGCCTGCTGGCGCTCAACGGGCAGAGAGGCGATCTTGTCTTTGAGGGAGATGGTTTTCATGTGCCCTCCGTCAGCTTCGCTTCCTCGGGAAAGAGGTGTTTACGGACAGAAGCTAGGCGATGAACCACTTGATTAGATGGCCAAGGGCGAAGACGGTCGCGCAGCTAACCAGTAGGAACGGCCCGAAGCGATCCTCGAGGTCTCCCATCACTCAGCCTCCCAGAACCACTTGCGGAACGAATGCGAGGGCCAAGACGGGTCGCCATACTGAACCCGCAGGAAAGGACCCCAATCATCGGCCACGATAAACGGGCTATCGGTTCGGATCGTCCAGGGACCGCCCATTATTTCAGCGCCTTCTTAAGCCAGTCCAGAAGCCACGGGTTATCCCGGTAGACCTGGGTCCAGCCGGTTGCGAGGGTCGAGATGGTGCGCTCTTCGCCGTCCCCGTCCTGGAGCCCGTAGGCCGAGAAGATGGCGTGTCCGATTTCATGGATGAGCGTATCCGCGAGGCTCTGCGAGGATGCCGCGTTAGCCTCGAAGCCAATCACCAGTTCCCGCGACCGGAAGTAACCGATGGCGCTGGCCATCTGCACCGCGTGTTCGGTCAAAGGCACAAGCGCCATATCGAACGGCCCCACGCGGATGATATCCGGCAGGCTGGCAACCAGCTTCGCAGGGGTCATGCGGCTCTCTTGTTTAGGTTTGACGCAGGCCGGACTTGAACCGGCTTCAGCCCATCCTTGAGGGAGGATCGTACGGGCCTACCAAGAGGTGAACTCTCTGCCTTCCCGGCTCAAAG